GAATCATCAGGTCTGCACGAGATCCCGTTAACTGACCAGTAATACCAACACTTTTGACTGATGGTGCCTGGTGAGGAGAACATGCGACGTCGAAGGAAATTCTTGACCATCTGCTGTCGTCTGATTTGGGTCTGAGGTGACTTAACCATGGGGTTTCAATGATTAGTTTTTGTAAAAATATGGACATGTTATCTGCACGTTCCTTAGAGGCAGATATGATCATTATCTTCCTTTCGGGGTCGTTAAATAATGTCCATAACACAAAAGCACCAGTAATCCAAGATTTACCAACACCTCTAAAGGCTTGGATCTGTAATCTTTTTGGTCCATTTTGTAAGTAATCAGCGATTGCATACTGTGCTCTTGTGGGAGAAGGTAACTCAAGTTGAGTCCACAAAGCTTGTAGAAACAACTTGAAATCTTCTTGTAATGCGGTTAAAGGATCGGTCACTTTTTCCAACTATATTCTTCATCAACAAGTTTTTTAGGATCAATACCTAATTTTCTCAATGTGTCAGTCATTTTCCCACCAGTTAACATACCAGGGTATGTCTGTTTAAGCTTATTAACTTTTGCTATTAAAAGCTCTTTCTTTCTGTCTTTTTTCTTTTTTTTATCTTTTTTGAGTCTTGCCATGGTTAGTTAGATTTGTTTCGGTTTTCAAAGTAAGTTCTTAGTTTATCCCATTTCTCTTTTTCTAGTTCTGGATCTTTTTCATATTCACCTGTACCTAAGCCAGTTTCAGGATCTTTAGTTTCATACATATTTAAGAAATTAGCATAACGTCTAGTAAGACCTTTTTTACCACTTCTTTCTAAATAAGCATCAATACCTCTATAAGCTCCATAAGCAAGTAAAGGGGTTACAGTAATAGGATTAAATACAGTACCAAGTGCAGCACCTGTTCCTGTAATTTTAGCTCCTAATGCAATACCTCCTCCAATAATGGCTTGGTTTTTCAATTCACCAGCTATATCCTTACCTTCTTCAACTGCTGCTTGTTGCCAAGGTGTACCTGATTTAACTTTACTTTCAAAATCACCAACATTACCAAGCACTTCTTCACCTACTATATCTTCTGGACCAATTAAACCTTTAGCTATACTTTTACCACTATTCCATAATGAAACACCTGTTAAAGATGCTGTGCCTAATAAACCTTTTTTAAACCAGGTATTATCTGTATCTAAAGAATAAGGTTTTTGATTTAATGCCTCTTCATTTGGAACTAATGTTTGACGACTTCTTAATCTATCAGCTTCAGACCTTAGATCTATACCTTGTCTTTCTAAGCTACTAGTTTGTCCAAGATCACCTTTAGCTTCAGCTATAACATTAGATTTAACAGGAGGTGGTTGCCAATCTGGTTGATTTGCTTTACTTAATAAAAAATCTGCAGCATCATCTATATTATTAAAGTTTTTGTTAGGGAAATCCTTATTAAAAACCTTTCTAAGTTTAACATCTAGATTCTTAGCTTGTTGTTGTATAACTTCTTCTGCATCGTATATATTTCTAGCATTATCAAAAGCTTGCTGAGGTGTCATTCTGGATAATGCATCATCTACGGAAAAACCTACAGTACCTGCATACTCTTTACCGTGAGCTGATATTTCACCCATTTTATCTAACCAAGTATCAATTTTTGGATATCGACCTCTTGGTATCACTAATTCACCATTTTTAAAAGGTACATCAGGCATTAAAGGTGCTAATGTTTTAGCTATATAACCTTTTAATGTTTGTTTACCTTTTATTAATACTGGTTTATGTGCTAAACCCTCTACTCTTTTAAGACTACGTTCTCCTAAATTAGAACCGCTATCTTTAACAATTTTATTATATTCAGCTCTCCATTTTTCATCAACCTTTTCTAATAAACTTGTAGATGCTGATAGACTGGTATGATGGCCTACTAAACCATCCTTACTTCCAGAAATAGAAGCGTCTAAACCTTTTACTACTCTAAATAATTCTTCTCCTTCTAATCTATCTAAATTTGTTGTAAGTAAATTCCAAACACCTCTTTCAGCAAAAAAATCAGGATCAGTAGTAAACATACTACCTAATGCTCTTCTTAAAGCCTTACCTTCAGTACTTAAATTTGCAAATACTTGAGATGCATCATAATCACTTTTCTTTAGAATTTCAACTAGTTTCTTTCTATCTGTTGTACCAAGTTTTTGTTTTACAACTTTAGATTTAATATCTCTAATTTCATCTAATCTAGTTTGTAGTCTTTGTATTAACAGTTTTTGTAAAGTTTTTACTTCATCAGGGTCATATCCTAAATTTTTAATTGCTGCAGCTTTAGACCATTGTATGATTGGTCTATTACCAGGAATTTGATCAGGAGATAAACCCCAAACATTTTTTCCTTTTTGTATCAATTCAGGAGTAACTTTTTTAGGTTCAGTACCTTTTTGTATGATACGTACTGGTTTTTCTGCCATTTAACTAATATGTGTAAGGATCATTTGTTCCCTATCGGGTATTGTTCCAAAAGTAGCTCGCATCCATCCGAGCCAATTACTACTTCCCTTTTGCTGAT